CTCTATCCGTGGCAGGAGTGGGCGCTGATCCACTCGCTTGAGATTGTCGGTGAGCTTGGCGGTGATTGGCACTTCCGATTTCGGACGGTGCTGTTCCTGATCTCCCGACAGAATGGCAAAACGGTGCTTTCAGAAGTGATTGCATCGTTTTTTCTTAATGTTCTTTGCGTCGATTCCGTTTTCGGCACTTCCCTATCCCTGGATAAGGCGGAGGAAGTCTGGGAAGCGGTGATCAATGATCAGGAAAGCATCCCGGAATTGTCCAGTTCCATCGATCGGGTATCCAGGACAAACGGCAATAAGCGCCTGATCCTGACCGGCCTCCGGCAATACAAAGTCGGAGCACCCACCCGCCGCGCCGGCCGTGGCGACAGCAACGATCTTGTCATGCTGGATGAGGTCCGCGAACATCGGGACTGGGAAACATGGTCAGCTGCAGCGGCATCGATCAACGCCAAGCCTAATGGCCTGATAGTCTGCTTCAGTAATGCCGGTGATCCTGACAGCGTAGTGCTTCGTCAGCTGAGAGCGAAAGCAATCGGAACCGGGGACGATTATGGTGGAGATGTAGACGGCGGGACGCTTGGCCTGTTCGAATGGTCAGCACCGGACGGAGCTGCCACGGATGATATCGAGGCGCTTGCCCAGGCCAATCCCGCAATGGGATATGGTCTGCTGACTGAGCGGGCGCTGATGACAAACCGGCAAACATTCCCGGAAGCTAAATTCCGTTCCGAATGTATGTGCCAACAGGTCGAAACCATCCTCCCCGCCCCCTTTCCGGATGGGGCCTGGGCGAATGGGGTCGATCAAAACTCCGCTATCGCCGGCGAATCGGATCTGTTTTTCGGGATCGATCTGTCGCAGGATCGGCGCTGGACGTCCATCGGGGTCTGCGGTCTCCGGGAAGATGGACATTGGCACGTCGAGGTTGTCGCTCGCCGGGTCGGTACTGAATGGGCGGTCGAATGGTTCCGGGAACGGGCATATAGGCGTCCCATGAAGCTGGCATTCCAGAGCCGTGGCGCTCCCGTGGCCGGACTGGCCGAACAGATCTGCACGCTGCCGGGGGTCGAGCGGTGCGCCGTCGAAGGGCCTGACCTGACCAACGGATGGAATCGGTTCTATGACGCGGTGTGTGCAGGCCTTCCAGATCGCGGTGGCGGTGCGCGGATATATCATCTCCCGCAGCCGGTTATGGATATGCCCGCCAAGACAATGCAGCTTAGGCAGATGGGCGGTGGTATTGAACTCCCCGACCGGGTGAAAAGCCCTGATGACATCGCGCCGCTGTTCGCTTGCATCATGGCTTTCGCAGCGGCAACCAGACCGGAACAGCCCGGAGGCAAAAAGATCTATGAAAGCGCCTATTCAGAGGGCGCTTCCCTGGTATTTATCTAAAAAGGAGGTTGGGTGGAATTGCCCGGAGTCATTGAGAGATGGCGGAACTTATTCCGCCCGACAATTGTGCAGTACAATTTCGGGCCGGACGCGCCGACACAGGTGCTGAATTATACGGCCAAGCAGTTATACAACACCCAGGCCAATCTATCGGCGGTGGTTAATTTCCTCTCGAACAGCATCGCCCAGCTGCCGCTCAAGGTATACACAAGAGCCGGGGAAAACGACCGCAAACGTGACAGAACAAGCCCCGCCGCACTGTTGCTGTGGCGTCCGAATGGAGACCAAACCGAATATGAATTTATTCGGGCATTGGCCGGGGAATATTTCGTTTTTGGATGCGTGTATGTGTGGTTGATCCCAGATTCGGACAGCCATTCCGGATGGCAGGCCCGTATTATTCCGACGGAATGGGTAACTAATACGGAAAAATCCAACAGCTACGGTCCGGAGAGTATTACTGTCACAGCTTCCGGAGCCGGGGCCATTGAGATCCCACGGAGTGAGTTTGTCAGATTCTGCACATATTCGCCGGGGAATCCGGGCGGGTATGTCTCCCCCATCAGTGCCCTCCGGCAGACGCTGGAAGAACAGATCCAGGCCGGGCGGTTCCGTCGGGAGCTTTGGCGGTCGTCTGGCCGGCTGAACGCTCAGATTATTCGCCCGAAGGACGTCAAGCCCTGGGACGAAGAAACCCGTAAAAAGTGGATTGCTCTTTTCCGTGAAGCCTGGGGTCCCGGAGGCAGTCGGGCCGGATCCATCCCGTTGATGGAAGATGGAATGGAGATTAAGCCGTTCTCTACCAGCTTCAAGGAACAACAGTGGGCTGAATCGATCAAACTGAGCCGGGAAGACGTGGCGGCAGCGTATGGTGTTAATCCCTCGCTGATTTGGCATAGTGATACACAAACATACGCCAGCAGCAAGGACAACGCCCGCGCCTTGTATGCGGAATGCCTGGGGCCGGTGCTTCAGATGTTCCAGCAGAGGATTAACAGTTTCCTGCTGCCGATGGTCGGAGCCGGGCCTGATGTTTATGTCGAGTTCGATCTGACCGAAAAGCTGAAAGGCAGTTTCGAAGAGCGGGCGTCCATCATGCAGGCTTCCGTTGGCGGACCGTGGCTCACCAGGAACGAGGCCAGAGCGGACGTCAATCTGCCGCCTATCGAGGGCGGTGATACGCTGATCGTCCCGCTGAACGTGATCGAGGGAGGCCAGGCAAGCCCGCAGGATACGCACATGAGCGCTTCCAGCTCCGACAGTGTATCTGTCAAGGATATGCTTGTGAAAGCGACGGAAAAGGCCAAAAAGACGCAAATTCAAGTGGCCCCTGAGGATGAAGAATCAAAAGCCGTCGGCGAAGCTCTCAGCAAGTTCTTTGCACGGCAGCGGAAAAGTGTCCTTCCAAAAATCGGAGCTAAAGCGGTTTCTTGGTGGGATGTCCGGAGATGGGATAAAGAGCTGGCCGATGATCTTGAACCGATAATTGCGGAAATAGTGGCCGCACATGGTGAAATCATGGCAAACGCTCTTGGCAGCACATTCACCGCCGCCGCTGTTGTGAATTATATCCGTAAGGTCGCTGAATCCCGCGCCAAACTGATTAACGACCGAACGCTCGCCAAGATCCAGGAAGCCATTGAGCAGGCGCTCGAAAGCGAGGAAGAAGAATCTGATCCGCATGAAGCCGCAGCGCACGAATTCGACAACAGAGAAGGCCCGGAGGCGGCGCTCCTTGGCGCATCAATAGCGAAATGGGCATCCGGCTGGGCTACTGAAGAAGCGGTCCGCCAGGGTGCCGGTCAGGGTATTAAACGCAATGTCTATAAAGAGTGGCAGACTGGGCCAAAAGCCAGAGATTCCCATGCCGCTATGAACGGGGAAACCGTTCCAATTGATGAGCGCTTCTCAAATGGGGCCGACTGGCCGGGAGATGACAGTCTTTCGCCGGATGAATCCTGCGGATGCAACTGTTCGACAAGAGTAATAATCGAATGAGGTGATTTGATGCAGATCAAAAGTGTGGATGTCGAGTATAAAGACGCCGGCACCGGATCAATTGAGGGCTATGCCTCCACCTGGGTCAAAAAGCCGGACAGCTATGGGGATGTGGTCCGGAAAGGTGCTTTCAGTAAGACTCTTAAAGAAGACTGGAACGGCGGGAAAGGTATTCCCTTTCTCTGGGCGCATCAGATGGACAATCTGAAGAGCTTTATTGGAACGGCGGACGCCGATGAGGATGATTATGGTCTCCATTTCGTCGCCACATTCGACGGCACCGAAGAGGCCCAGCGCGTCCGGAATCTGTACAAGGACGGACGGCTTCGCAAGTTCAGTTTTGCCTTTGATGTGCTGGAAAACGGCCTGATTACCCTGGAAGACGGCACCAAAGCCAATGAGCTTCGGGAGCTGAAACTGTTCGAGATTAGTGCGGTCACCGTGCCCGCTAATGATACGGCGGAGATGATCGACATCAAGGCCGGACGGCGCAACAGCAAGAAAGATGCTGACGCCATTAGACAGGCTATCACGCTTTTACAAGGCGTTTTAGACGATGAAGAGAACCCGGATGACGGGGAGGACGATCCGGAAGCCAACGCAGCAGCGGAGGAGCTGAAGGAAAGCAACCCGAAAAAGGACGATCTTCTGGCCTATATCAAAAAAACGATGAAGGGAGATTAAACACAATGACGATGAAAGAAGAATTGGCCCAGCTGAAAGCGAAGCTGGCCGGACTGAAAGACCGCATCGAAGCGGACGACCAGGAAGCCATTACCGAGGGCGAAAAGCTCCGCGGTGAAATCGAAGCTAAAGCCGCTGCCATTGAGGCGGCGGAGAAGAAAGCTGGTCTGCTGAACATGATCGGCAAGAAAGAAACGGAGGATACCGCCATGGAAGAAAAGAAGACTGCGCTGCAGGAATTTACCGCCAAAGCGGCTGAAACCGACAAGAACGTGAAGGGCTGGAGCGTGAATGCTCACATTAAGGCCGCTACGACCGTTGTGACCGGCTCCACCATGACCGACTACGACCGCGCTGTTGCTCCGCAGCCCAGGCGCGTCGCTGCCGCTGATTTCTTCGCCAATGCGATCATCTCCGGCAACGCCATCACCTACTTCAAGCAGGGTGCTTATGAAGGCAACCCCGCCGTGACCGCTGAAGGCGGGAAGAAGCCACAGAACAGCACCAGCTTCACTCCCGTGACGCTGCCCCTGTCCAAGATCGCGGCCTACATCAAGGAGACAGATGAGATCCTGTGGGATCAGGACTTCCTGGCCTCTGAAGTACAGAACAGCCTGATCTATCACCTGGGCACTGTGGAAGATTCCACAATCGTCTCCACGGTTGCCGGTACCAGCGGCATCGGCGCTGTGACCTACGCCGCCTCCACCGAAGCACTGGCTGACGGCATCATCGCCGGCATCATGAATGTCAAGGATAACAGCGCCTATGACGCTTCTGTTGTCATCATGAACCCCACTGACTACCTGGCTGCTCTGAAAGCCAAGGATTCCAACAAGCAGTATTATGGTGGCGGTTACTTCCAGGGCGCGTATGGCACCGGCGCTTATGGAATGCCAACCGCGATCTGGGGCGTTCCGGTGTTCACAAACAGCGCGATCACTGCCGGTACTGCCATTGTTGCGGCCCGTCAGGCTGTGAAGATCTGGCGCAAGGGTGGCCTCGACGTGAAGCTCTACGAGCAGAACGAAGACGATGCTCTTTACAACCGTGTCACACTGCTGGCTGAAGAGCGGCTGGCCTGTGCGGTCGTCGACCTCAAGGGCGTCTGCAAAGTTGCTGCGGCGACCTAATTAACAAAACGGGGAGGGTTTAGCGCCCTCCCCTCCATCTTTGAAAGGCGGTGAAACCATGCTGAAGATCTACGAATACAACGGCAGAACTTATCAGTTCGAAGAAGGTGAACAGCCTGCCGGAGCGGTCGAGGTCGGGGCCAAAGCCAAGGCGGTCGAACCGCCTAAGAAGGAAGCGCCAAAGCCCGCCAACAAGGCCCGGAAGGTGGGGTCGAAATGAGCCTGTTTACCCAATGGGGCTATTCAATCGACGACGATACTCTCCCGGCATTGCTTACTCCTATCGAGCTGGATGCTTTGACAGCTGGTAAGTATATGGGAGACGGGCGGGTGGTTCCAAACATCGCCGCGGCAAGCGCTGCCATACGGAATTACTGCGGATGGCATATAACACCGTCAGAAGTCTGCACCTTTTCGGAACCGATCATGTACGGGAACGGGAGAATTAAGCCTGTTGGGCCGGATCTCCTGATTCAGCTGCCGACAACATATCTAACAGAGGTAACTTCTGTAGTGATTGGTGCCGAAGCACATACTGATTTTCTTGCAGATCCGAGCGGGATTGTTCGTGTGTTTGACGTGCCGGCGTGCTATCTGAATCGGAAAACCAAAGTAACCATAGTTTATACTGCCGGTTTCCCGGAAGACCGTATCCCTGGTATTAAGGAACTGGTAGCGCACCGGGTAACTCACGCTCTCGCATCGTCTGCCGGTGTACAGTCCGAAACTGCCGGCGGCGTATCAATTACCTACTCTGCGAATTGGATTAACAATTCACGGGCTACGGCGCTTGCGGACGATAACAAGGAAGTGCTGGAGCCTTACCGCGTGAGAGGGGTGTATTGATATGCTCCTATCCTGGGCTAAAGATACTGTTATCAGACTCAGGCCATTAATTAAGACGGTCAGAGGCTCCGATATTCCGGACTGGGGAAATCCGAATCAGCTTGTGATTCATGACTGCTCGATGCAGCCATCATCGACAATGCTCTCTCAGGATGGGCGGGTGCAAGGCGTCACCGATGGATACACTTGTTATCTGCCACCAGGGTCAGATGTAAAGGCTGGCGACCGGATCCGCTTTGGCGAAGCAGACTACACCATAAACGGCGAGCCTCGCGTCTGGAAAAGCCCAACGGGCCGCGTAAGTTCCGTTCAGCTGGAGCTTGAAAGGTGGCGCGGATGATGGCTCAGAAAATGAAAATCGAATGGGTAAGCAAAGGTTTTGAAGAAATCCTTTGTGCATCCGGAACCATGGCCCAGGTGAAAGCGGCGACCGACAGAATCAAAGCTAATGCAAATGGTAACAACAGTCGAGGAGGTTCCGGTTTTGAATCCGGAACTCGCCTGGGAAAAGCATATGGCAGCCAACGCGCCATGGGTTTTGTTTACACGACCGACAGACAGAGCAGAATAGCCGAATCGGAGGATAAGGCGTTAAGTAAGGCGGTGAGAGGATGAAGATTAAAAGGTCAATCGACGTCGAGGATGCTGTCAGGGAGCTGCTAAAGGATCACATGACAGCATACTGCCGCCCGCTGCCAAGCGACTTCGCCGTGCCGAGCGTGCTGGTTACGCAAATCGGCGGGGGCGATACGGACGAAATCGATACTTTTGAAATCATGCTTGATTCACGGGCCGAAACGGAAGCGGAGGCCCTTGAACAGCTGCGGAACGCCAACGGGATCCTGAAAGCAAAAGCTGGCGGAGGTGATACACCTGTTCGCCATGTTTCTGTAACTTCGTCAGGCTCCTGGGGCGCTGATCCTGTCCGGCCTGATTTGGCTATGTGTTCTTCTCATCTGGTTATTGTTGCTCACCTTGAAGAAGTGACTATTTGAATGGAGGTATAACTAATGAACGTTAACGTTGCTATTGGCCATGAGAACGCCAGCGGAATG